GCGAAGCAGTCAGCCACAGTGAACACGTCGCCAGCCAGAACGGTAGCGTTAGCGCCAGCGCCAGTGACGGCGATGGTGGTTGCGCCTTCCGACGTGACTGCCGCCGAGGTCGAACCGCCAGTGGCGGTGCGGCTGCCGGTGGTGAACTGCTTGATCGACTGCGACATGTTGATTTCGTCGAAACCAAGCACGCCAGTGCCCATCATGCCGTTCTTGAACTGCTTGCTGATGGTGTCCGTCGGGTTGAACAGCCCCTTCATGCCTTCGACCAAACCGGCGTTGGCAGCCGGGTTGACGGTGGCATAGCGCGGCGACATGACGGCAGCGTTTTCGTTCAGCTTCTGCTGGGCAGCGAGAAGAACAGCCGACGTGCTTGGCGTGGTGCCGGGGGTGCCAACGGTGTTGCCGATGGTCTGGTAAGAGTTGGCGACGTCGGCGTCGATGCTGGACGCAAGCTGCGAAATACGCGGCTTGAGAACGCGGTCGGCGAAGTCGTCGAGCGACATCGTCATTTCGGCGGTCGTGAAGTTGACGCCGATGTGCTTCTGGTTGGCAACGGTCAGCGTGGTGAACTGCTCGTTGTCGTCCTGCACCTGAAGGGCAGCGCCGTCGGTGACAAGCGCACGGTCAGGCAGACGGATGCGCAGGGTCGAGCCGATCTTCGCGCCTTCGACGGCGAAGCTGTCGTCGTACTGGCGGTTGACGTTGCGGGTGATTACGAGGTTGTTCTCCAGAATTTCCAGAGCCTTCCGCGTAATCATGTCGATAGTAAGAAGTGAATTGCCCATGGTTCAAAGTCCCAAATTAGCGGTTACGTTGTGCCTCGTACCGTTTAATCTGCCGTTGCCGTTCCGCTTCAATCCATTCCGACGTGCTCATGCTTTTGACCGAGCGTGGGTCGGTGGTGTCGTAGGTTGGTGCGCCGGAAGCGCGTGGCGTGACAGGGTTAATCGGTGCCGGGGCGGTCGATGTTTTTCGGACCGGCGGGTTCGAGGATAGTGTCACCTCGATCTTTCCGATTTCCTTTGCCTGCAAGAGCGGTGGCAATCTGGCGATGCGATCTGCTTCCTTGGGGTTGGAACCGAGCCAATACAGGACATCGGGGCCAACATCCGAGGCTTGGATGCTTTGCGCCATGTATTCCGTGACGGGCAGGTTGGGGTTGTAGGCGACTTGGTCGAAGTCGTCGTACTTGTCCCGCGTTGCTTCCTCACGGTCGTGGTACTGTTCGAGCATAGACTGCTGCTGCCGTTCGGCTTCCCGTCGGGCCAGCAAATCTTCGGCTTTACGTTCGGCCAAGGCCTCTGCGTAATCGTCGTAAGACCCAAACTGTTCCGGTCGCAGGTCGGTCGGCTGTTGCCGAGCCTGCTGCTCCGAAAAGCGTTGGGCCTGCTCGCGCTCCCACTTGCGCTGTTCTCTTGCAAGTCGTTTGCCGACGATGGCGTCCAGTTCTTCTTGAGAGAAGGTCTTGGGCGTCTCCGGTTCGGCAGACGTTTCCGGCGTTTCGGTAACAACGGGTTCTGGAGCCGCCGTGGCGTCCAGTTCCGGCGCGGGCACTTCCGCTAGTTCAGGAGCATTGTCGCTCATTTGGTATTGACCCTTTCAAGTCACCTGATGTTCCGCACCAGTACGGTTGTGGCCAAACTACAACATGTGTTGCAGCATAGCAATATCTAGGCCCAGACGCGGTAAGGCGTCAGCGGCGGCTCCAATGTAAAGGCCGCCAGCATGTCCAATTGGTCGCTCGTCAGGTCGTAGGACCGCACGTTGACGTGCCAGTCTGGGTAGTCGGTGCTGACGGGCGGCTCGACGCTGTAATCCCAGCGCGTGAACGGCCCGATCACGTCGACGCTGACGCCGACCGCTGGCAGCAACTGGCCGTCGATGTCGACCAGAACGCCGGCCTGTGTGAGCGCGGCGTTCATTTCGGCTTCGGTCGTGGCCTTCAGGTAAAGGTCGGTCATGTCGATAGCGCCTGTAGCTGTGCGTTGGTGAGGCGAGTGGGGTAGAAGGTGAGGCGGCGAAGGTGGCCGTTAAGGAACAGCCCGCCGTAAGGTGCAGCCCACCCAAGGTTCAGCGTGTTCGCACCAACAGGGACTGCGCCAGCCGTGTCAACGGTGGGAACCGCCCCGTTCTGCGACGCAGCAAAGTCGTTCGCCCGGTAAACCGTAGCCAGCTTGATCGTCGTGTTAGTTGCGACCAAGCCCGCGTTCAGGTTTGCCGATGTCACACCGCCTGAAATGACGTTGACAAAGGTAGACCCGCCGGAATTGACGAAGGGGAGGAATAGATTGTTGGCCGTGGCGTCCGAGATAGCCGCCACGACTTCCGAAGAAGTGTTGATACCGATCACATCATATTCAGTGACCAACGTGCCTTCCGACGAGTTGTACCATGACGCAAAATTGGGCGCGGCAATGGTCGGTTGGTCCGACGTCCGCGTGACCTGTGATGCGACCGTGGCGATGTAGCTGGAAGCGAAGGGGTTAGCTTCGTGCTGCGCGCCCCAGACGAACCAAGTGCGGTTAGCGCCAGTGAAAGAAGGTGTTTGGGCTGCCGTGTCGGCGTCCAGCGGTACAACTTGGAAGTTGCCAGCGGCAGTCGCGGCGGTCGTTGCGGTCATGACGCAACGATACCAACCGTTGCCAAAAGGCGTGATGGAGGATGTAGCGGCAGCGGTTTTGTTACCGACAACGCCGGTCGAGACGTTGAAGTTGGCGTAGAAAGCCGTCACGCCGTCAAAAGCGGTCAACTGAAACCACACGCCAGTTCCGGCTTTAACGAAGCACGAAAATGTCTGCGCGGCGGCGGTCGTGGTGATGGGGCTGCGGAACACGCGGTGAAGCCCGGTGGTAAGCCCATCGTCAATCGTATCGGCAGTCGTTGTGCCGTCCGGTGCCACAGAGGTGTTGGCCGTGACGGTAGCGCCAGAAGGCGTCCAGTACGCGTTGTCGAACTGCTCGCTGTACAGCAGCAAGTTCGTCCGCTGCTCCTCGATCAGCAGGCCGCGAGGGGCCAGCGACGTCGGGTTGTAGTCGAACCGAGGTGGAAACCGTCCGCCGAAGTTGCGGGTGTAGGTGGTGGCTACGGAGCCAACCTCAACTTGAGCGCCCCACGCCAGAACCGACTTAATACCTGCCGCCACTTCGTTGCGTATCGTTACGTTTGGATTGGCGGTAGTGACGGCGACGGTGAACCGCTGCCATGTTTCAGTGACAGTTACGGCAGTGAGAGAACCGCTTTCGCCGAAACGCACGGTTACGGAGCCGCTTTCCGAGCGCAACCATATCGAATAGGCGTGCGCAAGCAAAGGCGATGTGGTCGCCTGCTGGACGCGGCTAAGTTCATCGTTGGTGAAGCTAATGCGATCTGCGGTGTTCGTGCCGTCAGGCGCAACAGCGACGTTAGCCGCGACGGTCGCGCCTACGTTTTTTATCCACGCAGCGTTGTCGAACTCCTGCGTGTAGGTCAGCAGATTGACTGAAGCGGGCGTTGTCTGAATGAGGCCGTTGCTGCCAACGAACGTCGCCGCGCTGGTGCGCGTGAAGTTGATTAGTTGGTCAAAGGTGCGACTGACGAGAGGCATTGGTCAACTCCAGACCTGAATATTGATGAACCCGGCCTGCGGCTGCGATGCGTCTAGCGCATACGCTTCGTACGTGCCCGTTGTGCCCGACGTAAAGTTGGCGTCCAACGACACGCCGGACGTGGACGGCCCCACAAAGTCGAGGATAAGGTACGGCTGCAAGCGCCGGCTGCGCCCGCCAAAGCCCGTTCCCGGTGCCAAAGTGGACCAAGAGATAACGCCTGCTGACAGGCCGATACGCTCTGGCAGGCCAAAACTCATTGGATGTTCATGGGCTTTGCGTACAGCGTGCCGGCGGAACCGATCTGGAGAGCGCTGACGCGCCAGAGGCCGCTAACGCTGGGCGGTACGGTGATGGGGACGGGGGTGTACGCCGGAATGGGGGTGTCAGCCGTAGTGGCGGTCACGTTTTCGCCCACGCGGACATACATGTCCGTGGTCGACCAGACGAGAACCCCTTGGGGGCCAGCGTTCCAGCCTGACGTCGAGCCAGCCGTACCAGAGTACGCCACAGACTGCGTTGCAAAGCTGGCGTCGGTCAGAGGGCGAAGCAGTTGCATGTCGGTTCCTTATGCCAAAAATTTGAGTTTGTATAGGGTGGCGTAATAGAGGCCGAAAATCTCGTCGATGATGTTCTGGAGCGGGGTACACTCCTTGTCGACGACTTTGTACCTCATTTCCATCAGGTCATCGACTTGGTCCTCTAGGAACGCGACGACGTTGTTGGTCTTTTTGGCCGACATCAGTGTGATGGGGCCAATCAGGCCGTATTTACCCTGATAGGCTTCGGCCAGCTTGTCCGCGAGGGGAATGACGCCCTCATAGAACTCGTTGAGCGCGCTGTGCTTGGCGAAACTGCGCGTGTTCAGGTGCGCGCTGTGCGCGACATCGCGGGCCAAAAACAACATTCCGATAAAATCGGCGCAACTCATTACATCATCCCTTCAGGCGGCTGTTCTGGGGCCATTTCAGGCATTTCCGGTGGCATACCGCCCATTTGTGGCGGCATACCGCCCATCTGCGGCGGCGGCATACCGCCCATTTCAGGCTCTTCCGGCATCTCGCGCAGCCCTTCGACGTCGCCGATGATGTCGCCAGTGTCCATCGCCGACGCGAGGGTGTGCATGACGATTTCCTGCACCTGCTCTGGCGTCATGCCGGGTTGCATGGCGGCGATGCGCTTGGTTTCGGCGTTGTAGGCGTCGATTTCGGCGCGATAGCGGTCGGTGGCCACCTTCTGCTGTTCGGCGCTGTCTTGGATGCTCTCCATGATCTGCGTGACGCGGTTCAGTTCCTGCGTCATCGCTTCGATCTGCTGCTGCGCCGCAGCCATTTCGGGTGACTGATCGCCGTCGGCCAAGACCTTCGGGTCGAGAATTTTCTTGAACCGAGCGGCCATTTCCTGCGCACCGGGCCAGTCCATGTTCTTGATGAACAGGTCGCCGGCAACGGTCCAGAGTTGCGGGTTGCCCTGCAAAATCTGGCTCATGGCGTCGAGGGCTTCCTGACGCTTGGTCATGTAGCCGGGGCCGGTCGTGACCATGACGTCGTAAAGGCCGACGCTGGGGTTGTAAATTTTCTCGATGGTCGCGCCAGTGACCGGGTCTTTGATTTCCTTGACCGGCTCCTGCTGCATCGGGTTCATCTTGACCATGTCGACTTCGCCGTCGACGCCGATAATGCGTGCAATGCGCTGCGTGTCGTAAATTTTCGGTATCAAATCAACGATTTGGCGCGTGATGTGCCGCACGGCGCGGGCCAGATTGTCGACATAGTGGTAGGTGCCGACGTCGCCCTGCTTCTCGCGTGCGGTGATGGCCTTGGCCGACCGTTCGTTGCCCTGCATACCCAGCGAGGCGTCGTACTGGCCAGTCGTGCCCTTGATGTCATCAGCAGCCCCCATTTTGGCTTGAATGAGGCCAGTTTGAGGCAACGGCGGCGGCGCACGCTGGGGAAGGGGTAGCGTGTTTCCTGCGCCGTCCGTGACGTCGGGATTGACCTCCAGATACGGCCAGTTGGTCGTATTGGCGGTTTTCCACTGCTGCTCATAGCCTTCGAACTGGCCGCCATAGCCGATGAAGGGTGCCTTGGGGGCCAGCGCCAGCATTTCTGCCTCTTGGCTGGTCCAATAGTTGTACATGCGCTGCGCGTCCTTGGCGTTGCGCACAAGGCCGGAAATGTGGAGCCGACCGTCGACTTCCCATTCGTTGCCGATGACGCGGACGACAGGTATCCACTTGCCCGGCCATTCGCGCTCCTCAAGCACGTCAAAGCCGTTGGTTTTCATCCACATGACCTTCTTGCGGTCGACCTGACGGGTGCGGATGGGGGCACCAAGCTGCGCCATGAGCATCTTGTCTTTGGGCGTCTTGGTGAACGCTGTCTGGCCGTCCATGTATAGGTGGAGCGTGGCCTTCTCATACTCGCAATAGAAGTATTCCGCGATGCGGATGGTGTCCTCTTGGAGCCACGACGAAAGCCCCTGATCGCCGACGCCCTGATTGTACAGCGTCGAGATGGGTGTCGCGTCGGGGAACATGCGCTCATATTCCGTCTTGAGGATGTCCTCGGTGACGAAACACCACTGCGCGTCAGCGCCGCATGGGTCTTGGATGGTCGGGTCCATATAGACGCTGAACGAGTTGCGGACGCGTCCGATGCGGATGTCCTGATCGAACGTCTCGTCGTTGCAGTACTCGGTCAGCAGCCGGATATAGCCTTCGCCATATGTGACCTGATTGTCGCAGGCCGTGTCGTACGCCACGTCAGCGTCCGACATATACTCGATGTGGCGCACGACGCCGTTCATAACTTCAGCGACCTGCACGTCGGCGTTGTCGTCGGCAGGGATGACCTTGCCGCTGGGCCGGTTCTGGCGCTGCTCGTTCGTGACCTGCCGGACGTGCTGCGGTAGCTTGTTGATCGTCAGGCACGGACGGGCGTTGATCGTCTGACCCTGCACGGAGCCGCGTGTCGCCAGCACGTCGGCTGGCCACTGCCACTGGTTGTCCGGCGAGCCGGCCATGAAGCGCAAGTCGTCGAGTTCGTCCTCACGGCTGTCCGAATAGGCCGATTGCGCCATTTCGAGGCGATGGCGCATGATGGCCATTTTGTTGTCGTCGCCGCCCGCCGATTTGGTCGGGTTGGAGCCGATGTTGGCGACCTTGCCTGCTGCGTTGATGCCTGTGGGGTCGGCCATACCTGTTACTTCTTACCCTTTTTGGCGGCTTCGCGCTTGACGCTGTACGCGATAGCGACGGCCTGCTTCACAGGCTTGCCTGCGTCGACTTCTGCGCGGATATTCTTGCGCATGGCCGATTTCGACGATGACTTGACCAGCGGCATGTTACTTCCTCTTGGTCGGCGTCTCACGCATACGCGTGACGACGCTCACGACATCCTTGCCGCCTGCCGACGCGACCGGACGTCGCATGGGCGGCGTGGCATTAGCCGGGGTTGTGGCCTTGGGGGCGGGCAATTTGAGGCGGGATGGTGACTTGGGGGTAGGTATGCGGGCCATGTTTTTGCCTTTCGCTTGTGCGGTCAAGAACCCATCCAGCTTGTAGCTACACCTGCCGACGAGTAACCGCGTGGCCTATTTTTGTCAATCGCACTGCTGCGGCCCTCGCGGGACGCGACCGGGAACGCGAACGTCAGCGCGATAGCGTCGGCGGCGTCTGGCGACGCCAGCCCTCGCGCCTTCATGTCCTTCTTGCTTTCGAGGAAGATCGCGCCCTTGCTGTCCGGCTTGGTGCGCGGCCCAATCAGGTCCGTCTTGAGGTAGCGGTCGGTCGGTATGGAGCCGGTGCGCAGCCAGTCGCGCATAGCGCCCCACATCTCGGCGCGCTTGTTGCCGAACATCATCTGCTTCTGTGCCTTGTTGCCGAAGTTGACGCCGCGCACCTTGTAGCGTTGCTCCTTCAGCCGGTCGACGACGCCTGCGCCTAGCCCGCCTTCGTCGACGCAGACCAGCGCTGGGCTGTACTCTTCGATGGCGTCGATGACGTAGCCCGCAACTTCCATGGTGTCCGCGCCACGGTGGCGCTTGAGCGCGATGATGTCGCGGCCCTGCCGCACGGCGATGACGGTCGCGTCGCTGCCGAAGCGCGCCGGGTCGACGCCGATGACGATAGGCGCGCTTTCGTCCTTTTGCTTCGGTCGGGCCATGGCGTCATCGACCAGATTGACCGGCACGAACTGATCGTCGCCTTCCGACGGGAACTGGCCGTACACTTCGACGTTGGCTTGGTAGCTGTCCGGCCCATACTCGTCGATGATGGCCTGATAGACGTTCTTGTCGGTGCCCTCGACCTGCCGCGCGTCGATGTTGCGCGTGCGCCAGAACGCCCGTTTGGAGTTGAACGCCTCGTAAAAATAGCCGGTGTTGCGACGCGGGTTGGAGAAGGCAAAATGGAAGCGATTTGGCGTGTTTTCCGTGAAAAAGCCCGCCGCGACCGACCAGATGCTGTCTGGAATACCGCTGGCTTCGTCGAATATGAGCATGACGCCGTCGTAGTTGTGGACCCCGGCGTACGCGTCTGGGTTCTCTTCCGACCACAGGCGGCCTTCGACGGCCCAATAGCGCGTGCCTTTCTTGAGGTCGCGCTCGACAATCTCCGTCAGCCACTTGGCCGGCATGATGCGCGTCGCGGCAATCTCAAACCAATGGCTGTTCAGCGACATGGCCAGCCATTTGGTAATTTCGGCCCATGTGACCGACCGCAACTGCGCCTCGGAGTTGGCCGACACGATAGTTGTCGAGCCGATGCGCGTTGAGAGCATCCAGTGCGTCAGCCAACTGACCAGCGCGGACTTGCCGATACCGCGCCCTGACGCCACGGCCTCGCGCAGCGTGTCGAAGTCGACCTTGCCGTTGTTCGCGCGGATGTGATCGCGGATGGATATTAGGACGTCGCGCTGCCATTTGCGCGGCCCTGTGAAATGCTCCAGCGGCGTGCCCTTCTCGCCCCATGGGAACACGAGCAGCACGAACGCCAGCGGGTCATCCTTGATGGCCGGCGTCCATAGCCGAGCCATCAACTCCATTTCTTCGTTGGCGGAATAGATCGGCGACTGCATCAGAACATGCCGCCACCGCTGCCGTACGGGTTCAGCCCGCTGAAGTCGCCTATGCCGCCGACGCTGCCCCCCGCAGCGCCGACGGTGCCGCCGTAGGCAGTGGAGCGCCTACGACCGACAGACTGGAACATGCCGCCGCCGCTACCGTAGCCGCGCCGCGCCATGAAGTTGAGGAAAGACTGGTTGCCCTGCGGTCGGCTGTACGACTGGCCGAAGAACGGACGCGGTTCGCGCGACATGGTCGCCGACATCGGTGCGTTGATCGTTGAGAACGGCTGGATGAAGTCCTGCGTCTGGCTGTACGGCTGGAACGGCATCATCGACGGCATGGGCGTCAGGCTGGGCGTGCCTTGCGAGACGCCGCCGGCAGAGCCGCTGGCCGGACTGAAGGACTGCGACGCGTCGGGCATCGGGTCAAATTGCATAGTGGCAGGGCCGCCGGTCGGCGACTGGTAGGGCAGAAAACCTCTATTCATCATGTTCAGCATCGACCGTCTCCGTTGCAGGTGCCGTCTCGCCCTCTATCGCATAAACAGGTGCGTAGATACCCTCCAGCACGCGTGACTGCGCCCGCTCCAGCGCGCCAGTGATGCTGATCTGCTGATCGAC